CAAAACATCCTACTGCCGCAACAGGCATCTAATATGATTTTTGCTTCACTCATTTCCAATTAATAAACGGTTAATAATAAAACAATCAGTCCTCCGGAAATTGTGGCGTACAAATCTTTTTTATCAAATACGCCTCCGTGTTTTTTGTTGTAAACCTCACGCAATACCCCGGTTAAAATTACTGCTATCAATGCGATAATACGTGCAATCATTCCCGGAATCCCGATAAATGAAACCAAACGCAAAACCAACATTACAACAATCATTCCCGCTATAATATGCAATAATTTATCGTGCGGGATTGATACTATTAATTGAAATATCTTTTTCATCGCTTTTTTTCTGTTATGTTATACAATTTTCTGAAATATATTACTTTGTTATCGCTCCGGCTTGTTCTGTAACATTTAAGCCCAACCGCCGGACAATCGTCTTTATGGATAACGCAACATGCGCATCTACTCAAACATACAAATTTGCCAACCTTTTCAATCAGTTTATCAGACGGTTTAACCCATATTTCCGCAATTATTACCATACCCCGGTAAACTGCACGTTCTCCGGGGCTGTATTGCCTATCGGGGTCTAACGGTTGTGGTTTCTTTATTCTCATTTTCTATCGAACTAACCAACAAATCCAAATTTTCCTCTGTTCCGGAAATTGAAATTCTTGCTTTCCCTGCTCCCATTACCGCCAATTCCGTAATTGTGCAATCATATTTGCCTGCGGATTTTTGAAACTTTGCCGCCTCATTTAATGGCAATATTTTTGTTATCTCTTTCATCGCTCACGTTTTTAGTATTTTACATTACAAAGTTAATAATTTCTTTTGGTTTTTATCCATATCAGCCGGAAACCAACGGAAAAACAAAGCAATTTAATTTCAATATCTAAATAAACGTCATGTCCTTTTACGCCCTCAACCATAACTCCGGGCGTCAAATAAAATTGCTTATACTTCCACAAACTTTGCAGATACAAATAAAACCCGATACGTCCAATATGGAATCCGATTGTTTTCATTTCTCTATCTGTTTTTTTATCTGTTCCCAACTCTTTTTGTCAATTACCATTTTCCGGGGGTATTGTATTATTTCGCCCTTGGTATATACAAGATTATAGATACCCAATTGCCCCTTAATTGGCATTTCAACAACACGTCTTGGGTTGCGCATCATCCATCCGAAACCCTTTGTTATTTTTGCCCTCTTTTCCTTTGGAATCCGGGTGTTTTCCCAATCCTCCGGCGTAAACTCTTTTATCGGCTTCACGTCGTACAACTCAACCAATCCCAAAGTAACGCCGCTTTCCATTCCGGGATAAACCGGTTTTGCCGACGAACAAATAAGAACGTCGCCACGGTATGACGTTTTTTTGCTTCTAACTTCAATTGATTTTCGCCCGTAAACAACGCCGTTTTCGTCTTTGTATGCCGCCGTTACCAAATCATTTGCGTATGGCTGTTTGACGGTCAACGCACGCCAACGGTCGTGTTTTTCGGGGTCATATTCTTTGCTATTAAACTGCATAACTTTATTTTTTATCTTTCCCGGCGGGTTCCTTGTAATGGGCAAAACCAATTGGTCGTATCGGTTCCGGCTCCGGAACGGCTGCGTCCTCCTTATTGTATTCAAAAGAAACAATAACCGTTCGCCCCTTTGTCCGTGTCCCAATCAGCCGGGAACCCTCCGGGATTTGAATTTTAATTTCGTTCCTCATTCTCAAAATGGCAAATCATCTTCGTCTTGGTCGGGAATTGGCGGCGGCGGTGTTGGTGCACCTCCCTGCTGCGTTGTTTGTCCGTCTTTCTTTGGCGACAACATCTCCATATTAAACCCGTAAACTTCTGTAATGTATCTTTTGACGCCGTTGTTGTCCTCATAACTGCGGGTTCTTATTTTCCCCTCAATATAAAGTTTATCGCCCTTTTTTACATACTCTTTTGCAACCTTTGCCAATCCATTTTGCAAAACAATATTGTGCCATTCGGTGCGCTCCGGTACTTCTGTACCATTTGCCGTTTTAAATGCTCTGTCAGTTGTCGCCAACGTGAATTGCGCAACCGAACCGCCGTTGTCGAAATCTTTATACTCCGGGTCTTTTCCGACGTTACCCGTTAAAATAACTTTGTTTACACTCATAGAAATATAGCTTAAAAAATCCAACTTCCAATACTCCATAACGTCCAAATGTATGACGCAACCGTTAACGCCACGAACGTATAAAATACAATTTTATATCCGGTTTGTTTTTTGATTTTCATCTACTTAAATTTTACGCCATCCAACAAATATTCTTTTTTCATATCCGACCATCCGGCGGCATGGTTTATCGCTTTCCGGTCTTCGTCGTAAACAAATCCAACTATCCAACCGCCGACGTTTGATTGTTTTATTAGTCTTACCAATTTACCGACGAAAAAAGAACGGTATCGGTAATATGCTGAATTTTCACTAACAAACAAAACCCGTCTTTCTGCATTTATTTCGGGCGGATTTTCGATTTGCGGGCGTTTCTCCCTTTCCGGGTACCTTTGTACCCTTTTAAAATCATTTTGGATTGAACGGCGGGAAATTGCCCCGTAATCGGGTGTTCTTTTTTTCGTCCTCATATTTTCAAACTTCTGTATTCGTTTTTAAGCAATTCAATAATCCGGACGTTGCCCGGATATATTCGCATTTTCTCACGGTCGCCATTCTCCCAACATGAATGATGTTCAAAACATAGTATATTTATATTTCTTGCATCATGCGCCATTTCGGGAAACGCTCCACGGGTCAATATATGCGAAGAATAAACGGCGGAATAATTCCGTAACGGCTTTAAACATTCCTCGCATCTGTGCGGCTTATGCTCCCAAACCCACCGGAAAAACCGTTGGTTGGCAACGGGAATGTCGCCACGTCCTAAAACGCAATGCCCGAACAATTCCCGTTGTAACTCAACACGCAACCGTATATCTAACCGAAAATTACGAATATCCAATAACGGCTCGTAACCACGTGCAACACAATATTCATATTCGCAACGCTCGGTCAACAATATTGGCTCCATTACATATTGTCTGTATCGTCCGCCGGGTCTGCCATTTCCGGGAACATATCATTTTCATTTTCGTTGTCTGCATCATTTACATAAACCAAATCGTTTGCCTCTCCATCAGCCCCGAACAACTCCAATTGGGCTTTCTTTCCCTCAAACAGAAATTCGTAAACCTCGTTTTCAATATCGCAAACAATGTTTTCCAACTCTTCCTCAAAACCGAACGTTTCAACGTTATATTTCATTCGTGGGGTATTGATTGCTGTTTTCTGATTGTTTGATATGGTAAACAATCCGGTTAAAACGACGCCTACGTTATCATCTTGCCCGGACAAAGAAACGCCCCTAACCTCTATATTGTCCAAACATTCTTCCGCGAATTCGGCTGCAATATCTGTTTGTTTCTTTGTTGCTTTAAACTCCGGCGTTGCCATCATGGTTTTAAATGACGTTATGTTGAATACACGTCCCATAATCGGGCGCAAATCATTAAACAAATGACGCAAATCCGGGTGTATGTCTTTTGCACTCAATACATGGTATTTGTTCGTGTAACTCTCATTTCCGACAACTTCCGTTACTTCATAATGTACGTCTAACCCGCCATCTTTCAATAACTTTACTTTCGATAATGAAAACTTTTCCTTTGTAGGAATCAGCATAACATTTTGTTTTTTTTCGCTCATAATTTTTAATCTTTATTGTTTCCCGGTTCCTCCGGGTCGGTTCCTTCTTGGAAATACTCGCACGGTTCATCATCAGCACAACGACCGGACAAACAACATACCGGATAATCCACGCAATCAATGCACATTTTTTTTTTGTTCATAATTTAAAAGTCTGTTTCATTTAACAATTTTGCAACCTTATTTTCCGGCTCTGCATCCGGTGCAAATATCGGTTTCGGGTCGTGAACTAAAACTTCCCTTTTTACCTTTTTGGTCTTTGCGGGTTCCGGTTCCGGGTTAAACTTCAATTGTTCCGCCGGATATTCTTTTGGTTTCAGTTCTATAATACCATTTTCCACCAAAACCGGAATACAACGTTTGCAGGCTTTCACGTCCTCCAACGCATCATGCGCCGGGAATGTTTCGCCGGGGAAACACTTGTTGTAAAGTTCCTCCAATTTCGGATATTTGCCCGGACGTCCGTCTGCATACAATGCGCCAACAAATTTAATTGTTTTCATCATCGTATCAATTCGTTTGCCCTTAAACAATGCGTCCTCCGCTTTTGCGTCGTAATACTCACGCCCCATAATTCGCAATATCATTGCTTTTACAATTGACGTATCAAAGTAAATGTTGTGTCCTACTAACAAACGGGCTTTTTCGCAATCCTCCAAAAATTCGTCTATAATATCAGCAAATGGGACGCCCTCGGCGTTTGCTCTCTCTGCTGTAATTCCGTGTACCTCAATTGAGGCCTCCGGTATTTCCCACCCCTCCGGCTTTATGATAAATGAACGTTCCTTTTCGTTTACCGCCCATGCCAATTGCACAATATTTGGAAATTCCGCAAAATCAACGTCCCATTTTGCGCCCTTTTGGGGCAACCCGGTTGTTTCACAATCGAACGTCAAAACATCTTTCATAATGTCGTTTATCTCATTTCCTTTGCTGTCTTTCAATGTTACTTTTTTCATAATCAAATTTCATTTGGGTCTGCTATATATATATAATATTCTTCACTTGCAAGTTGTTTTAAAAATTCGATATGTTCTATTAATTCCGCATTGCTCAACTCTGCAATTGTCCGCAATCGGGTTTCATACTTTCCGGTGTTAATATCCGGCGTTTGCTCATACATAACCGGGGACAACTCACGCAATCGGCGTTCGGTTTGTTCCTCTGTCAGACGTTCGCCCGCCTCCCAAATTCCGGTTCTGAATGTTGGTACAACGTAATTGAAATAATAACCTTTCAAAGCCTCTGACGAACCGGGCGACGCTACAATAAAACGGGCAATTATGCGGCTACCTTTGTGCATTGCAAAGAATTGATTTAATTCCCCCATGTACATTTGTAAACCGCCGTTATTATTAATCATTCCCGTTGCTGTTATCTCTCTTTTCCTCATTGTCTTTCTTTTCTTGGTCAACAAATTGTTTCATTGTCTTATCAAAAGCCTCTCCGCCTACATTCAAAATAAACGTCCTTTCGCTGCTTGAATACCCCTGCAATTTTTTATCCATCGCCGACGCATAAAGAACGGTCATTTGTCCCGGTTCAAACACTCCTTTTTCCTGCAATCGGTCTATCGGGTGCCGTTTCAATGGGGCGTTTGCGCTTATTCCTGCATTTCTCCGGATGTTTCCCAAATCGGAAATAACCACTTTCAGATTATTATAAAATTCGGGTGTTTTCAAAACGTCCGAAATTGTCATGTCTTTTAATTCTTTCATAATCTTTCAAATTTATATCCGTTTACGTTATCAATTTTCCCTCTTACTTGCTTTGAAATCAAAGTACAATGCAAATTAAATTTTCTTGCTGCCTCCATCAAACAAGTAAAATTCCCTACAAACTCGCCATTATAAAATGCTTTTATTGGTATTCCTTGTTTATCTATAATTGCCTTATAACGTCTTTCCCTTGATATTGGGTTATTTTGATTTTCTTTCTTTGTTACCCATCTTAAATTATCAAGATTGTTATTTAAGGCATTGCCGTCTATATGGTCTATTTCGGGTAAATTATCCGGATTTGGTAAAAATGTTTCTGCCATTAATCTATGAATCATTTTATTTACTCTTTTCCCGGTATCTGTCATTATTACTACAAAATGATAACCCGACCTTAAAGCGGGTTTCATAACTTCTCCCTTAAACTCGGAAAATATTTCTCCTTTTTTGTTTATTAGATACCCGGAAACTCCGGGTATCTTTACGAATGATTTGTCTTTACATTTATTTATCGGCTTCTTCATATTCCTCAATAATTAAATCCTGCTGTCCCCTTACAACACTTTCAATAAAACCTTGGAATCCCTCTTTTTTTGCCAAATCCAAAATTGCCTGCAATCTCTTTTGTCCCAAACTTTCGCCCCTCGCTATGCGGAACACTTTAACGGTTGGATTGCTGGCAATAATAAGTTTTGCGGCAACCTCCATTATTTGCGAATCTGAAACCTTTCCGGCGACAAATGGGACGTCATTTAATACTAACCCATCATCACTAAACGAAAGCCCGGAAATCGGCAATTTCGCCGACGAAATAAGTTTTTCACGCTCGGCGGATAATTCCTCAATTTCTGAATCCATCTTTTCCGCTTCTGCTTTTTTGTCGTCTGCTTGTTTTTTCTTTGAAAGATAATCGGCAACCTTTGCAGCCTTTTTGTTGTGTTCCTCTGCTTTTCTCAACTGCTCGGCTGTATCTAATTTTTCCGGGTTGTTTTCTTCGTAATTAGCCAACCATTTTTCGGCATTTGCTTTTCGTGCTTCATAATCTGCCTTTTCACTTTCTATTTGTGCAATAGCTTCTTTGTAAAGTTTTTCAGTTCTTTCTATCGCTTTTTTAGCTTCTTCAATGGCTTTTTCGTATGTCGCTTTTGCCGCTGCTAAACGTTCCGGAATTTCTTCCAACTGCTTTTTTCTTTGCTCCAAAGCCGAACGAACGGTTTTTGCTTTTTCTATCAATTGGGCGTTTTCGGCTTGTTCTTTCATCAGTTCCGTAATGTCCTTTGGTTTGGCATACGTTTTCAAATCCTGCGTTGTCAATCCCTGCCCGGCTGCATCTGATATTGATTTGTAGGTTTTCAAATCTCGGTTTACTCCGGTACGTTCTGTTTTAAGCCCGGCAACGGTTGTATCAATTTCGGAAATCCTTGTTCTTACTTCTTCCGGCAACAAAGACTTTACAACCTCAATTTGCTTTCTACGTCCCTCGGCGGTTTCCGACCAACGGGAAAATTCCACGGCGTCAAAATCTGTATAACCGAAAATCTTTTGCAACATAGAAACGTTATCGCTTTTCATTCCGGTTGTCTTTGATTTAATTGATAACGTGCCACGTGGGTTTGCTTTCGTGAATTTCAATTCAACCTCGTATTCCTCGCCGTCGTCGCCGACAATCATTTTTGCGAAACCTTTGCTTTCTCCGTTCTTCAATACGGCGTCACGGTTCCCGGTCAACAAAGCCCCAATTGCTTTTAATACGGTTGATTTTCCCAACTCATTATCTCCGGTAATGAAATAAACGTTACCGTCGAAATCTGCGTTAAACTCTTTAATTACTTGGAAATTTACCAATTCTAATTTCTTAACTATCATTTTTGCTCTCGGTTTGTGCCGGGGTTTCCCCCGGCGGTTAATATTATTTTTTTGTTTCTCTCATTCTTTGGTATATCAATGTTTGCACCTTAACAAATGCGTCCCGGCTTTCTTTCGCTTCCTCAACCGTGCAATCAGCAATGAAATTTTCCAAACGCTTGTATAATTCGTTCAACTCTTTGTCGCTCATTGCGTGCCGGGTTGCTCCTACTTCATCAATAAACTTTCCCATCAGAAACCCGGTTTTAATTTCAATTGTTTCAAAACTTCTTTCAACTCTGAATCTGTGTAATTTTGCGCAATCTCTTTTGATACGCAATTGTGGTTCATAGCAATTGTTATCGCTCTTTCTCTGCTAATCTTAATTTGCTTTCTTTTAATCATAGCTTTATATTTTATCCGGGAACCCGCCCGGTCGGTGCGTTGAACTTTCAACACTGCAAATATACCTATATTATTTTAATCTCCAAAAGTTTTTCTTTTTATTTTTCAAAAAAAACAAAGAAGCCCGGCAATATTACATGCCGGGCATACCTTAAAACATTTTCAATTGTTTATCAAACATCTTTGCAATAACTGCATCAACTTCACTTTCTAATTTCTTGCAGGTCGCTAATATTTCCGGGCGACGCTGCGCAAAATATCTGCGTTGATTATGACGCATTTGTCGGATTAACTCGGCGAACTCTTCCAACGTTATTTTTCCCGGATTTTCGATTTGCGGGGCTTTTTCTTCTTCCATGTATATTTTATCCATTTTGGAATTAAAATCGCTCTACGTGGCTAAAACAAACGTTCGTGCATATTGCTTGGTAAATTCTGACGCACCCAACCGGGGTTGTTGCGCAAAATGTATCGTCCAAAGTGCATTATCAACGTGGCGTCGGCGTTCCACAATGTCGGTTTCAATTCCGGGTACAAATTCCCGGCAATCTCTTTGTATCTGCGTTTTCGCTCGCTCTTTTCCTCCTTTTTCCGGCTTATCTTTGCCCGCAACTTCAATTCGTTTTGCCATTTCATAGGATGCGCCATAACAAACGGAATGTCGCAAACTGAAATGATTGCTTTCAACTGCTCAAAGTTTGCCATCATCTTTTGTATTCGGTACAACTTTCCCATATTGACGCCATCGGCACCCGGCGTTATATCATCCGGGCGCACACTTAGTTTTTCAAGAAAAACAATTGGCGAACATATTGTTTTCAAATGATTCAAATAATCTCTTATGTCGTTTATATCCTCCGGCATTTTTATGGCGGTTATATTGTGGTTTGGTCGCCATGTTACTATACCACCACTTGCTCCGGGGTCAATCCCAACTATACAATCAATTTTCATCTTTATATCCTCCCGCTTTTGTAAAATAACCTATTACGCCAATTATAAAGCAAACAATAAATAGTTCCATGATTATTGTTTAAATAAGTTCTTAAATATAAAATATAGCACATTCACAACAATAGAATTTCCTGCCATTTTATATTGCTGTGTTTTACTTATTCCGGAATTTTGGATTTTATTTATATTTTCATCAGAAACATCCATTAAACGAAAACATTCTTTTTCAGTCAGTTTTCTAATACGAAAATATTTATTATTAATAGGTTCATACAATAAATTATCTTTTTGAACTGTTGTTATTGTATTACTTATTCCGTCTGTTCTTGGTTCTAATATAGTCATATTATGCCTACTCTCTTTAAAATCTCCATTTTCGTATGCTTTACGCATTTTCTTCCCGTATTCGGTTCGTTTAGGGGTTAAAACATTTGGTTCTAATGGTTCAATTATATAATTATCATCTAATCTATCGTTTGGGTGTGTTAGAATTGTTTTTGCTATACAATCCCCATTTGTGGGCTTAAATGTAAATCCATTCCCTTTTTCTCTTTGTATCTCATTTTTTCTTATAAACGACGACAAACAACGTTGGCTTAAATAATATCTATCATCAACATTTTCATCCAATAAATCTTTTAATTTTTTATCAGACTGAAAAGGTTTAGGGAAATCAAACCACGCATCCCCCAATATACTAACCATAAATACACGTTCTCTATTTTGAGGAACTCCAAAATTTTTTGAATTTAGTATTTGAGTAAAATTAGTATATCCCATTTCCGTTAAAAAAGAGTGCCATTTATGCAAATATGGCAAAAACTTTTTCTGTGTTAATGCTTTTACATTTTCCATTAATAGATATTTTGGGCGTTTTAATTCAATAGCCTTTTTACATTCCCATAAAAGCCCGCTTCTTGTTCCGCTTCCCTCTTCCAATCCTTTTTGTTGCCCTGCGCTTGATATGTCAGTACATGGGAAAGAATATGTAAACAAGTCAAAATCGGGAACATTTTCCCAATCTATTTTTGATATATCGCCAAAATTTCTATCCTTATATTGTGGATAAATTGCATTATGTGCCATTATCGCATATTTATCTATTTCCGACCATCCTACCAATTCATAATTAATTTTCATTCTATCTAATGCCATACATTGACTATCATAACCGCTAAATGCTGTAAATACTTTTAATGTCATATCCAAAACTTCATATAGTTATCAACTTGCATTTCCTCGGCAATCATCCGGTCAAATGCTTTTATAATCTCTTTTTTCCGGGCAACCTCAAACGCCGTAAAATCAATTTCCGGGCTTTCGGTTCCTTTTCGGCGAACTTGAAACGCTGTATATTGGTTTATCATTCCACGGGCTACACGCTGCATATACCGGGCAAACGCTTCTTTGCGGTCGTCCTCTTTAACTTGTACATCATCAGCTAACCCGCATTTTTGCAACCATTCATACAAAAACATATCATCAGTTAGCCCCAATATTAATTTCCCGGTGTATTTGTAGCAAAGGAAAATATAACGGTTCCGCCATTGTCTTTGTATCTCAAATCTCCGGATTTGCGCCGGCGAAATTTCATTGTTTTTTTCCGGTATAGCTTTGTATGCTTTATCAATTACATCTGTCTGCTTTTGCTTGTATGCTTTCAGAATCTTTGCAAAGTAATCGGCGTTGAACTGTTGATAATGGTTTTTATCCGGGTTCCCGTGTTTATCTTTCGGCAAAAATTCGTCTAATTCCCCGGTCGTCGCCAACTCAAAAGCTATCTTAATATCCGCCAACGTCATATCAGAGTGATAACGTTTCAGAATATCCAACAACCGGGATTGTATATAATTCCAATCATTTTCATTCTGTGGTATTATATAACCAACGTCCATTGCTATACGCTTAAACAGTAACGAAAGATTTTCAACTAATTTTGCATCGTCAATTTCCGCAATTGGTGTTTTTGTTGACGCTGCGAAAACATATTTTTCAACTGGGTTTAATGCTTTGGCAACCTCCGGCAATTGCACCATTCTACGGCGTACTTCAATGGCTTTTGTTCCGGGCTTGGTATTATATATTTCTAACGCCGTATTTTCTTTTTTTTCAATTGCTCCCATATCAATCAAAATCATTGTTTAAATACTTCATCATATCCGCAATTTCTTTGCTGCTTTGCTGCTCTGTCTTCACGGAACGTTTCATTTTTTCCCATTTTTCGTATTTTTCGGGGGTTGAATCATATTCTAACGCCGCCCAACCTTTTGAAATGCTTTCTTTTATCAGAATCAGCGCAAATTCTTCCGGGTATTTACTCAAACCATTTAAGTTTGCTTGTATCGCTGAAAAACTCTTTTGCGACGTTCTCCATTTCGGTTGACACATCAAAATATAAAAGTTCCGTTTAAATTCATCGCTATCAAATGGGAATACAAGTTTTGCAAAGTAATTATCAACTTTATCAATTACTTGTTTTCTGACGTCCAACAATTCCGGGGTAAACCCATAAACAATACTTGCTTTAACTGTTTTTTCTTCGTTTGAAAAATTGTCTTGTGAAAATCCGTCCGGATTTTCTTTAGATGCTTTAGCATCTTTCTTTATATTATTATTTATATTATTATTTATATTATTATTTACGGTGCTGTTTTGACACCCGGCTACGGTGCTGTTTTGATACCCGGCTACGGTGCTGTTTTGATACCCGGCTACGGTGCCGTTTTGTAACTCGGCACATTCAAAGTTGAATCTATAATAACATCTTTTCGCTTTGTTATTGACAAACATTTCTTTCTTTTCCAAAATTCCTTTTTCTGTCAGACTTTTAAGACTGCGCAAAACGTTTTTATCAGTAATTCCCGCCCATTCTGCAATATATTCGGTCTTTCCCATAAACCACGAATTGCCATCCTGCGAATACCCATAAATAAGGGCTGTTATTATCAACTCACTACCTTTCAAATCTAAACGGGTACGTAAAAATCCGGGAATTGTTATGTAATTATTTTCTTTCATTTTCTCTGCTGTTTAAATATTCAACCATTAAAATATAATCATCAATAACGTTTTTACATATCCATTTTTTCCCTTGATATGAAAATAGTTTTTGATTTACCCCGTTTGCCGCATTATATGCTTGTATAATACTTTCCAAATCATAATTATTGCAAACCTCACGCAATCGGTAAATTGCTTGCCCAAATGTATAAACATTAAACAATCTTTGCCCGTCCGGGCTAATATCCGAAATCATGCTATTAGCCAATATTTCGGCTTCTTCTTTGTCGTCAACTTGGAAAAGAATTAAATGTGTTTTATCGGGTATCTTTGCCGCTATCAAATACGGGTTCTTTGTTATTCCTACCCTCAAAATGTCATTTGAAACATCATTGCACAACCAATAAACGTGCAATTGTCTTGGTACAATGTTAAAATCTAACGTTGCGTACCCTTTTTGTAAATACTCGTTGTATTTCATAGATAAAAAAGAAAAGCCCCAATTAGAGCCGTTACACATCTAAAAGGGGCTTTGTAGCTAATTAGCAAATATCTTTCAATCGGTAACGGTCGATTGTTTATGCTGCAAAAATAGATGTTTTTTTTGAATTATCAAACATTATTGGTTAATTCTGCGATAAAGCCCTTAATATTTTGCTTTCTTATATGTCCTTTTAATACCCTCCCCTCAGAGAATACTGTATAATAGCCTAATCTATTCCATGAAACTACGTTGTTAGTCCTATTTTCCAGATGTATATAGGTTCCACCCTTAGAATTTAAGTCATACAAAAACCGGAGTAACCTTATAGCTTCCTCCTTATCCCCAAGGTAAACAGTAATATACTTTTGATATATATTACTAGTTTTAAGCATAATGAAATAATAATCTATACACCCATTCACCTTTGCAGCGCACAATTTTTGGTTCCCAAGGTCTGTTACTTTCAACGTTTCAACCTCTACTACAGTTTGGGCATACACGCTTACACACATTACTGATATCACTAAAAACAAAATAATTTTCTTCATTCTTCTATCAATTTTATTGGCTTAAATGCTTCAGTTACTTTACGCAAATTCCCCTCGCTTTCGTTCGGAACAATGGAAACGACCGGATAACGGGAACGGTCGCCGGGCTTTTGAGAGACGGCAAATTGTACGTTCATATCCCAAACTATACCCTTAACAAATCCCCGTTCCTGCAACATGGCGTCGAACGTGTCTCGGATATTTGGAATTGTTGACGCCGTACCCTTTGTTACGAACTGCCAAACCCCGGCAACCCCACGCACCAACGGAATAATGAAAGTTACGGTTAACGTTACAATCCATCCGTCGCCGCCATTCTTAACAGCCCGGTTTGGGTGCTTTTCCGTAACCCCTGCCATCAAATTAGGATAATCCTTTGTACTGTATTGTGCATATTGTTTTCCGTTCCATACAAAGAACGTTTCCCCATCGCCGTATGCTATGCGTCGCCCGTCGTCGTCCCGGTATTCGTACATTTCATTGCAAACCTTTTCCGGGGCGTCGTCCGGGAAAACAATCTGTATTGTTTGCGGTTTCTCGCCGTATGCTTTCGTAAACAATCCGGCATACTTTCCACTAGCAATAAAATAGTCAACACTTTTTGGATATTCTTTTCCGTTGGTTGCTTTCTCCTTATACCCTACTTTGATAAACCCCACACGTGGCAAAACAACACGTTGTATGCCGGTGGTTGGTCTGTTTATGTTTATACGTCCTTTCATAATCAAATATCAATTTCAGTATTCAACAAATCTTTCTTTGTCACGGGTTCCGGCTTTTTAGGCTGTTTTTCTTCGATTTTAGCCACTTTTTCTTTTTTTGGTGTAATTGTACGTTTTGCGGTTTTCTTTTCCTTGACGGGCTTGTTTTCCGCCGTTTTTGCCGTTTTTCGTGTGGTTCTCTTTACGGTCTTGGTTTTCTTTTCCTCCGGTTCCGGTTGTGGTTCGGGTTCCGGGTCTTTCTTCAAATCCTCAACGGTAACGGCTTTTTCCGGTTCCGGCTTTTTCTTTTCCGCCGGGGCTTTGCTTTTAACAAGTTCCGCCAACGTCAGCGAAACAATATTGTTTGTCAAATCCGGTTCGTTATCCAATGATATTTCCCCGGAAACCGCCGTAAATGTATTATCCCGTTTTTCGTCCTCAATTGCTGCCAACTCCAAAAGATACGGGATTTTCTTTGCGTTCGGGCTGTCGGTTTGGTCTTTCAAATTGTACGTCGGTTTCTTTCGCCAATCTTTCGGGCTGAAATTGAAAACACGGTCAATCGGAATATCCGGGAAATTTTCGTTCCACATCATCGCATATAAATGCAACTGAATTTCCGCTTCTTCGTAAAATCCTTTGCGCCCGCTTTTGAAATCCACAATTGCGTTTATGTATTCTTTTGAACCGGGCTTTGATAACATCGTACACGGCAAATCAATCATTCCGGCGTAATTATGAACGGGGTGGACCAACGCAATTTCCACGGCTAACGGTTTAACGTCATAATCCAAAACAAATTGCGCAAATGCCAATATGTCCTTTTTGAAATCATCAGCGTAATAAATGAAATCGGCTGGCAATTTGTTGTTATCAATATAATCTTTTAATTTGGCTTTCAGTCCGTCCAAATCATAAACCCGGTTAATTATAAGTTCCTCAAATTGGGCGTGCATAAATGTACCATACGCCGCCCGTTCTGCTTTGTATCGTTCCGCCTCGTCAATACCTTTGTCGGCAATCCATTTAATCAGAAATTCCGATTTTGGCATTGTCTGCGATAATATGGTTGTAACTGACGGATAAAATTCCGGGGTTCCGTTGTCGTCAAACTTGTAATAATATCGGTGTCCTTTGCTGTTTAGCTGCCATACTTTATACGGCGGTTCGATTAATGCGCCATCAAAGAACATTGCCGTCATTTCCTCAACCGTCATGCCCGGCACAATTTCAAAAGCCCCGGCGGGCTGTTCTATTTCGACGGCATCCAATCCGGGGACAATCTGTTGTTCATCGTTTATTTCCGGGAATTTATCGGCGGGCAATTGTCCCATTGCTTCCGCCAACTTCTTAACCGCATTTACTGCGTTACCCATTGTGTTTGCAATACTTTTTTCCGGGTTTTCCGGCTGTTTCTTTTTCGCTCTCATGTTATTTGCTCTTTAATTCGTTAAACGATACATAAACCATTAATCCACACATTGCAGAAAACAAAAAATGGATATAATTCCAAAATCCGGCAATAAAACATATTACTCCTAAAATGCTAAATATCATTGCAAAAACCTTTGCTTGCCACGCATCGGAAAAGAAAACATCAACCATCTTTTCCATTTTTTCGATAAACTTCTTTTTCATGGTTTTAATCCTCCATTCCAAACAGATAATCGGCGGAACAACCGCACATTTCGCAAATTATTACTACCCATTCCGGAACAATCCTTTTGGTTGTCCCGTTGCAAAGATTTGTCATATTTACCTGCTGTGCGCTTTCGCTTGCGCCCTCAAACAATCGGGCTGCAATATCCTTTTTCAATACTTTCTTTCCGTTTGCCTCTGAACGGGCGATTGCTTCGTTTACTCTCAATTTCATATTGTTTTATTTTTATGGTTATTACTCTACATGCCCGCAATGTTTGCAGGTTTTTTCCTCAAATATCGGTTCGTATTCATACGGGGTTAAATACCCATCGCCGCCGCAACATTTATAATCGGCGTCGGTAACTTCCATTTCTCCGCCACATACCGGGCAATCTCCTTTTCCGACCAATACCAAATTCAGAAATGCGTCCAAATGTCCGGAACGTACAACCGAAATTCCGGTTGCTTTGATAATGCCGACAACATCAGAAACCGGAACGTCACGTTCGATACTATCAAACAAAGTGCATCCCCAAAATTCCGGGTCGTCTTGTATCATTTCCTTTTGGATTAATTGGTTTACAATGATTGTTTCAACTTCTGTTGCTTTCTTTCCGGCTGCTTTCGCCAAAATGTTCAATTCTTTGTCTTTTCTGATATTCATATTATTTCGCACTATCCCCGTGCGTGGGCTTAACTTCAATGCAAAGGTACAAACATTTCTTTAATTACCAAAATAAATACTTTTATTTCAAATTTATTTTTGCGGGTTGTTTTGCAATTTACGGCAAACAATATATTTTTGTGGTACCGCATCAACCAAATATCGCTCTCGGTTACTGCGTAAAATTCCCCCGGTGCATATTGATTTATGACGCCGGGGGGCTTTTATTTCTTTCTCTTATAATATAACCATTTGTAAATTTCGCCGTAATATCCGGTTTCCAATACTGCTTTTATTTTATCCTGCTTTCTTAATGCGTACCGCATGGCTTTTAAGTATTAAACCGGGGATTGCTCCCCGGCTGTTTATTATTTCAAATATGCAATTGTAAGTCCGTTCAACATCTGTTTTCCGTATTCGATAATTTCAGAAACTTTCTTTTCTATTGTTTCCGGGTCTGTTGGGAAACGTTCGTCTATGCTTTTATAAAAATCCGCTTTGTATGTTTCCAACCATTCCGGGGATTTGCCTAAACGCCTTTCTATCGCAATACATTGTCGTGCCTCTTTCAATGCCGCCTCACGGTCTGCCATATATACGGACGTTGAATAATTAGCCCGTTTTTGCGCCCCTGCCAATCGCTTTCCGTAATCTCCTTTTCCTACCAAATCCAAACGACCAAAATAAAATTCGCCGCTAACGCTGCACGCCACATAATCACGGGTTGACGTCCTTTTTGAAACAACGTTTCCGTTTTCGTCCTTAACTTCATATAAGTATTTTTTGCCCTTTTGGGTCTTTGTCAAAATGTACTTTTCCATGTCTTTGTTATTTTATGCCGGGGTTTCCCCCGGCGTTGTTTATGCAATACGAATTAAATTAGCTTTTTTGAAACATCTATATTCCTGCTTTTCGGTGTCGAAATAGGTTTGAACCGTGTCGGCTGGTTTACGGGTTCCGGTTGGTGCCGGGATTATGTCCGGGTTCATTGTTCCGTATGCCTCACGCAATGAACCGTCTATTTTCTGAAAGTAGAATTTTACAATTCGTTTTTTCATTTCGGCTTTCAACTTAATGTTCAACCATGCACATTTTAAAGCCTCTGAAAGTTTATAACCATTGCGTTTTACGAACTGCCACGCCAATTTGAAAATCTCGCTTAACTTGTTTCTTTTTTCTGAACTCATACGAATTTGTATTTGGTTCCGGGAACCCGCCCGGTCGGATATTATTTAACATATAAACTTATCTTTATTCCTCTGCGCAATTTGCAAACGGTTTTATCATCGGTGCCATTAAATGCACGGCACAACATCTTATTAGCCATTTCAACGCCAATCAATTCAATCAATCCTTTTACGCCGACAAACTTGTTAACCTTTTTACCGTCAACAATACCGTTGATTTTAATGCGGAAATTGCGATTAATTTCTTTTGTTGTGTATAATAAACCGTTGTAAATTGTTGTTGCCATTTTGATTTTCTTTTAATTGTTCGGGGTAAACGCCCCGTCGTTGTTGTTTGACAATGCAAATATACAACCTTTATTTTAATTACCAAAAGAATTTCTTTTTATTTTATCGGAAAATGGCAAAAAATTCTGTTTTTGGTTCACAAGATAGTTATTTTGGTCGAATTTTCGATTTAAGCCACTTTTTCGGGCGAAATGTGTAATTTATCCATCCGGGAAAGAAAAGCCCGCTACGGGGATAAAAATGGGCAAAACGAAAAAAGCCGGGGGAAACCCGGCTAATCCTTGAAAAAATCTTTAATTATATGGTCAAATGTAATTCGATACAAAGATAGTTATTTTTCGATTGTTATAACCTCAAACCCGGTAATTTTTGTATGTGGATTTTTTGAAACAATATCAAATTCACGGTTTTTTATCCGTTTTGTTTTCCATAAAAAACCTAACCAACGCTTATATTGCACAGTTTCCGTTATTAAAAGGCTATCCCGTGTTATAATTTTGCCCGAAAACGTATTATTTTTAATACATCCGTCAAAATCAACCCATTTGTCGGAATACTCAATACAACGTAATACAGTCGTAACCGTATCGCCGGGCAAATATACAACACTATCCCGGACGGTTGCCCGCAATTCGTTGATTGTTTCCATTTGGGTTGTTGTAACCCGTTCCAACTCCCGGTTCTTTGTCTGCAACGTCTTTATCAACTCCGCATCGCTCGCCCGGTATCTTTCAAACTCTGACAATTTCAGTTCCAAAACCCCAACTTTTGCGGCGTTCAAACTATCCTTTGTTTTGTACGTTTCGACGTCCTGCAACAATGTTTCTGTATTTCCCCGGTATCTGTTCCGTTCGTCCGTCAATTTTTCAATTTTCGTTCGTTGCACCCATATTGTTGCAACGGCGGCAACTACCATCGCAATTGCCGCCCAAATCAAATACTTTTTCATACAATTTTCTTTATTGCTTCAAAATGTACCTTTGCAATCCTTTCTTTTCCGTCGTCGCTCATCATAAAACGGCAATCCTTTTCATTATCAAAAAAGAAATTTTCAGATAATACCGCCGGGCAAACCGTATGTTTCAGAATATAAAATTGGCTTTCTTTGTCCGGGTCGCCGTCGCAATGGTCGAAACGCATTTTCCAACCATCCGGGGCAAACTCCTTTTCTGCCTCATTACAAAGGACGGTTGCAATTTCATCGGCTTTCGTTTTGCCGACGCTTGTATAACATTCCCATCCGGTGCCGCCTCCGGCGTTCCCGTGTATGCTGAACAATACGGCGTTCTGCCCGCAATCGTCATATATCACGTTAGCACGGCGGCAACGTTCCGATAATGATACGTCGTTGTCCTCCGGTACCAAAATTTCAAACTTTATTCCCTCCGCTTTCAACATCGCCGCAATACGGCGTACAATATCACGGTTAAACTCCCATTCTAACAATTGGGAACCGTCGCCCCAAACCGGGGAACGCTTCCCGGCACAATCCACGCCGTGACCTCCATCAAGAATAATTACTTTCTGTTTCATAACTCCATTTAAAATTTTTATTGTAAATGGGGACGGGCTGTTGGCTTGCCCTTTCGGTCGGTTAATTACTCCGCCTATCCCCGTTGCAAATATAATTATTTATTTACTCATTTTCTTTTTTATGGGGCTTTTCGCCCCGGTTATTATTCATAAAATTCTGTTGCCCCCTTTTGTACCTCTTGGCGGTTGGCATAGAATAACGCCTTAATCTGCTCGTTTGTCTTTCCTGCTGTTGCCGGGTGCGCTGTTTTAGACAATGCAATAAAAGCCGCATTTTGCTTAATCATACGGTCAAACTCTGTTGGGCTTATTGGGTTCTTTGCGTCTGCCAATCCTGCCGCCAAACCTTTTTCTTTGAGTTTTGCCAAATCTACGTCCGCTAAATCATTCTGAGCAAAATTACCGTCCTTTGCTTTTTTCTCAAAGTCTTTTGCATCAACATTTGAAAGGTTTTTGCTTGCCCCGCCCAATGCCGCCAGCGTTGCGGCAAACGCCGGGGTTTTTACATACTTATCCAAATAATCTTTAATCCATTGTTCGTCCGCTCCTGCCGGAACCCACGGAATTTGTGCTGCATCATTAATTTCTATTGGCAAATATACATCAACCCACATTGCGCCCTGTCTATCTGAAAGGAATGTACCTTTCTGAACCACTTCAACGCCCAATTTCTGTTGGTTCTCTGAAATGTATGTTCCGGTTATTGCTTTTGCATCGCCCAAAAAAGTTTGCGTATAAACCTGCATTTGCCCCAAACCCAAAAGCGGAACGATATTAAACAACAACATATCGTTCTGAATCTTACAATTGGTGCAAACCCCTTTGTTTACCTCAAATTCAAACGGCTTACCGCTTCCGGTAAAAATCGAACCTTTGACGTGTACGGAATCCGCCTTAATTGGGGCGTTGTTCTTATCCCGGAACATCATCATAATAATTTGGCTACTGCCTGCTGATAATTGCTTTAATTGTGCCATAATCATTTGAATTTTTTCTTGTTAATACTATGTTTATCATTAATCGCCTTTATTAGCTTTTCGGCTTCTTCTTTCGTTATACACTTGACTATTTCCGCCGCCATATCTATTGCCTCAACTGCATTGCTTTGTTTGAGTTCGTAATTCTCTTTCATGCTCCAACCCTCCCTTAATAGAATACCCAATGTCAGTAATACAACAAAAAATGGAATACTGTAAAAAGGAAAAACCATAAGCCCCAAAACATCAATCATCAATACGTATAAAACTAAACGCAAATAGTCTATGATTTTTTGCCCGGTTTTCCGCATCGGGTGGCTGCTTAATTTTTCTTTTCTCGCTTTCACGGCTTCGTATGCCGTCCAAAAATCAAAGAATGTCGCAAATACTACAAAAACACAACATACAAAGATTATTATCAAACAAACTTTCATGTCGTGTTGAATGAAATAAAAATACTTTTCCATCGGTCTTTTTTGTGGTGCGGATTGTTCCGCACCGGGTTAAACTTTGCATATTTTGATAAAATATTTTTTTTCAAATATTCCCTAACAACAAAAACCTTTGTTGGTGTTACATAACAAATAACGGGCTAACCGTTGAAATGGCAATAATACGCCATTGTTCCCAATTCATAATTCTTTCCATATATACTACATACTTAATGTTTTAATTTCCCCATCCGATATATACATTAATCTTAATTGATTTTCTATTATAAATAAATCATCTACGTTATTTAACCATTGTATATTGTCGTTAATAATATCTTTATTGTTTTCTATACCTGCTATTACAATGTTTTTAAAATTAATATTAGAGAAATCTGTAACATTATCAGTATCTCTTGCAAACTTTTCAACTGCACCGCTTTTATGTTTACAAGCAAATGTACAATTACTGAAATAGAAATTGGAATTTCCATTCCAAAACGAAAATGTGGTTGCTAATTCAGAAGTACTCTCACCTTCACTTTTTTTATAAATCAATATAGATACATTGTCAAAAGTCAAATAACCATATTGTTTATTATATCCCGTATCGTACATTAGATATACTCCTCCTTTTTCAGATATTACCTTTAAATGAGTATTTTTTAATTTCCCATTTTGGTTTTTTGTTGGTGGTGTTATAATCGGCGTTTTAGAAATTGGATTTAATGTTCCAAACACTCCATCAATTATTGTATTATTTCGATATACAGCTATTGACGCACAATTATTTAATGTTATGTTTTTTATGTATGTATTAGCTACATTTGGGGAATCTGACGCATACAATAGATTTTCCGCATAACAATTAATAACGTATGCTCTATTATATGTCACGACGGGGTTTGAAGTATTTGTACCATGCCCGTCAAACAATTCTCCCAGCCTATCTTTTCTCCTACTTATTGCCTTGCATCCAAATATTACTATTTCTTCGTAAAACGTTTGGTCGTTTTTAGGCTGATAATGATAATGTTTTCCAATACCCTCCAAAACGTCTGTTTTGCAATTCATGAACCATGAACATTCATAATGGAATCCATGTCTTACAAAATTATATAATTCTACATTTTCGTTAAATTTACACGGGTCAACTACATTAAAGCATATTGTTTGCCATATAAAGTTTCGCAAGTCGGTATCTTTTCCTGTAAACTTAACCAACTGCCCTACACTTCTTGTGATTTGAATCTTATGATTATTTAGCGTTGCCTGGTCTGTTGCGTCAAATGATACTGCAAAGTATATATAATTTGTTCCAGGTTTCCATCCATTACTGAACCCATTGTTTAAGTAAGCATCGCACCACGCAGCGTCATCTACATTTTCATCAAGATACTTCATTGCTCCTTCTTGGGTTATTACGTCATAGTCGCTTGGAGCATATCTTGTATATATCGTCCAGTCCCCACAGGCTTTCCCATCTACAAATACTTGTATTGCAGCTATGTCACTTCCACTTGCGCCTTTGTTTTCCCATGCAACTCTATATATATTCTGATAACCAACTACTTTTTCTATATTTGTAGAATTTGTTACATCGATAAGGTTGTATGAAGTTGGTTTTTCTTTTGTAGGGTCACCATAACAATCAATGATAATGCCATTTTTTTTAATAGTTTCTTCGGCAATAAATACACTACCTCTTTTTATTAACAGAGTGTCACCATCTATAAGTATTTCATTTGCTTTTGTAAGAGTTTTTATAGCTGTATCTTGAGACAATCCATTATCATCATCGTTACCTCCAACTGTATCAACATATACAATCTTACTTGCAGAAGTCATATACTTATTATGGGCAATAGCTCTTTCTCCATAGAATTTTCCACACACCTCATCAATTAGATGTTCATCTATATCTGTGTTGAATGGTTTTATATTTTTAATTTTAGTAAATTCTTCTTTTGTAGCAAATCTAAATTCTTTTCTTATAATCTTGGCTGTTGCCCCTTGATATACGTTTGTTCCAAGTTTAACTTCTGTAATTCCTTTGGGTACAATATATGTACCGCTCATTAAAGACGCAATTCCAGCAACTGAATCAGATTGAGAATACGCCCCATTTTTCCACGCGCCAATCATACAGAAATTACTTGCTTCTGATAAGGTATAATCAATTCTATCCCCTTCAAATACTGCTATCTTTTCTGTTACATAATGACCACTACCAGCGTTACTACCGTTTGAATAGGCAATACCATTACCAGATGAATTGTTGATAATTATATTATCCTCCTCATTAGAATATAACACTCCGTCTATCTGTGCAATACTTTCTGTTAGTTCTTTTTTCCCATTTTCATTTTCTTTCTTATAAGCCTCAAACTCAACTTTATTAATAAAATTATCTACATAATTAATAATTTTTGCGTTTGCGCTTTGTAAAGTTTCTTGCCTTGTTTGAACAATTGCAAATTTTACATTTTTGTTTGTATTTACATATATTCCCTCTTTAAAGTTTCCGTAACCACTATACACGCCCGTTGCTCCAACAATTTGATTTTCTAAAATTCTTCGTTTTTTAGAATCGAATAATGCTAAAATGCAATAATTTTGCCATCCGTCAAGTTTGTACTCTATTTTATCCCCATAGTTTATTGGTAAAAAATCAGATTTTACCCAACCATTGCCCGCCGTACTTCCTGCCGCTGTGTATCCTGCACCATTATCATCAATAGTTACATCTGATATAATTTCATTTTTTATTGTATTTAAAATTGTATTTATTAATATGCCCAATTCCTCCATTTTTTCAGCTGAGGCAATTCCGGTTTCTTCTTTTTCCCAAATCCCATTTTTGTTTACAAAAAAAACAATCTCATTTTGCAATATTATTCCACTGAAATTGGAATATGTTCCATTTTCATACGCAATATAGAATATATTTTGGTCTGGCGTTCCCGGTATTGTATCCGGCTTCGCAAATCCTGCAAATGTTGCATTACTCCCTATTGTAGAAATAATAGATAATAAAGCATTTTGTAATATTGCACCAGTAATTTCTTGGCTTCCATTTGTTTTAATAACATCGGAAACCGCTTGTTTTAATTGTTCGTAATTTCCCATAATCTAATTAATTTAATTGTTATTGAAATCATTATTGAAATCTCCGTTAAAATCTCCTTTGTTTGCTATTATATAGCCACGTCCTATTTTCTTAACGACGGTATTTGTTTTAAACTCAATTTCCACGCTCG